TAAAACTTTTTGGGGGTCGCGTCTCGCCGACTGTTGGCCCCCCCGATCCCTCCAATGATATACCGGGAATATGTTATAGGCTTGATGGCAAATTTACCTTTGCTTGTTGGCAGAAATATATTGACCCTAGTGGCTCATTAAACGATTATGAAGATTATTTAAAAGGGAGATAAATGCAAATTGATGCCTACATACTGTTAGCCTATGCTTTTGTCTGGACTGTCTTTTATTGGTTTTTAAGTCAATATATAGCGGAGTTATCACGTCAGAAATGGACTAGTTGGGTTGAATCTGAAGAATCAGATGAAACTTTGCTAAATGCATTAAGTGTCATAGTTGATGAAATAGAGGATAGGATGCATGATAAATTAGAAATATTTCAGAAATCTTTTTTTGGTTCTTTGGGAGCAGCTAGTAAGAAACTAGATGATGCAACGGGAGCCACAACAATTAAAGCAATAACAAAAGACAATCCTATAATGGGGTTTGTTGCCGAATACATGATGAAAAGGGGCAATTTAGGTGACTTAATGGACCAAAACAGCCCTAAAGTAGGCCTAAACAAGCCCAAAGAGAGTTCTAAACTAGGCCTAAAATAGTACAGAAATAGTATTATATATTATATAAGTACGAAATAATGTATGTAGTAGTTGTTCTGTTTCTTATATAACTTATAGTATTACCCTTACATCTCTTATTTCTTATATACATAAAGTATAAGTAGCATCTTCATAATCTAGTACTGGCGAGACAAATGAATTTCGGACAAGAAAAACAATTAAGACGGCTAGTCGAAGTATCGGCATTACAAGCATTGGTAAATCTATACATGAATAAAAGTGTAAAGGTAGAAGAGAGACAAAAAGCATTAAAACAATGTGAAGACCAATTAGTACAATACGCATACCCTGAAGAAATGGAGTTTGATGATGAATTGTAAACGTTGCGAACAAAGGATCCCTGACAATACTAGGAATAGAGCTCCATACTGTAGACATTGCTATCAGGCAATACAACAGAAAAAAGCACTAGATAAGATTAATAATCTATGGGATAAGGTGACAAAGAGTGGGTAGAAAAGCAAGTTGGCCACCTAAGACAACAGTAAGCCTAAGGTTTGAACAGCAGACAATTCAATACATAGACCATCTAATTAAATATCTAAATATGAAAGCAGGCATGATGGCAACCCGTAAAATAACTAGGTCAACTGTCGTCGAACAGGCAATAGGATCTTACTTTAAAGAAAAACGTGATGAGTATTATGCAGTTAATGAAAAATATTTAACAGGTAAAGAACATAACTTACCAATTCCAAAGTCCGACAAAGTTAAGTAGCTACCCATAAGTGGGTTAGTCGGGGTATGTTAGGCATCACCCCCACATGGACAAATTATGGTAGTCAGACGTAAAAAGAGATCGGCACGAAGAAAGCGCAGTTTTTCAATAAATTTATTGGAAACGGGAGCAGGTTTAGCATTTTTAGATGCAGCTAACGCAGGTTCAGCAGCGCAACAGATGATGAAGGGAGATTTGAAAGGCGGACTAGATACATTATCAAATGCATTTAAATCGAACAAACAAGATTTCATAAAAATAGGAGCAGGAACTCTAGCAGCTAAGTTAGTTGTTTCTAGTCTAGGTGGAAATAAAATATTAGGAGCAGTTGGTCCTCTCAAGCTCAGAGTTTGAAACCAACAGGAAATAAAAAATGGCAATAGTAATTTCAAGAAGTGAAAGTCAACTAGCAGCAACATCAAGCTTTCAAGCTTTAGACAATTTAGCAGGGGCAAGCGTTTCAAGTTCGTTTACAGTTCCAACAAATGTCAGCAGTTTGAAATCTTTGACAATTGCAGTAACGGCAGATGGGGCAGAAGAATTCGTACCACTCGTAAAAATCTCAGGCAATTCCATGAGGGATGGTGATGCAGTATTTTCAGGTGCACCAGTAATGGGCGCCATTGCAATGGCATCTATACAGTATGATACAGATCTGGCAGTACAACCCGGCAATTCCTGTGAATTCAGCATAGCAACAACTGACGACGCGACAATTTCAGCAGTAGTAACAGCACAGTTCGCTTAGGAGCCCTTATGGCTCTAGTCGGAGGTGGTGGTGCAGCTAATACAGCAGGGGGAAACCCTACAGGTACGGGTAGTGGCCTAAATTATATTGGGGAGCATGCCTATGCACTCTCAGGTGAATTTGTTTCTAGTAATAGTACTCAAACAATGTTAAGGTTTACAACAGGCAATTCATATTTAGTTGGCACTCTTACAGTAAATGCAGGAATTAAAGAAGATGAAGCGGTAAACGGCCAAACAACTGGCTATGCTGTATTTTTTGACAGTCAACAGATCATGGCGATTAAGTATGATTCAAAAGAAGAGGATATGGATGCACAGGGAACAACTCCTATTTTGATTCCTCCTTATACTAAGGTAGAAGTGACATCTAGAAGTGGGGCTACTGCTACAGGCTTCTTACACTTTGCATCTATAGTAGGGAGAGTATATGCCTAAGAAGCAACTAACTAAAGCACAACTAAAACGTAAACTAATAGCCATGAATAACGCTATGTACGATATCTTTATCGATAAAGTGAGTTATATGGGTAGTTATGCTAAAATATCAATACCTAAAGCTTTAGAAATGATGAAAACAATTAAGAGAATTAATCCTGAACTATTTCGTGGTCCTGTTAGAAAAAGATGAGCACCACGATATACAATGTCGAATTCCCCTCATGGTTTAATGACAAACGAAGCGTGGAACAGTTACTTGTTAGACTGGTGTTGGTCTATCTTACAGGAAAAGAAACAGGAATCGTCTAATGCCGTACGCATTAATTCCAGATGGCTACTCATTAAAGAAAGTAACAAAACAAGAAGAAGAAGCCTTAACAGACCTAAGAAAGCATGAAGATTTTAAAACGTTTCTAGGTTCCCCACAATCAGGCACTGCAGTAGGTGGTTTGGCTGTAGGTGTTGCTTTACTAATCTTCGTAATTCCTATGTTGAAAAATTTCTTAAATGCTTTGGGTAAAGATGATGAATTTAAAGGTCAGACAGTTGGACAAATAGCAGAACAACTGCAAAAGGACCCAAGTGGTACAAATCTTCTAAGAGTGTATACTGCAGCTTTTTCAGGAATTCCAGAAACCTTAATTGGTGTTGTAATTCCAGGCCCTATTCAAGAAGAAATAAAAAGACAAACTGGTTTGGATATAGGATCGTTGTTTAGTTCACTAAGAGGTAAACTTGAATGAACTTAGGACCATTGTTTGTACTACTAAAACTTTTTGGGGGTCGCGTCTCGCCGACTGTTGGCCCCCCCGATCCCTCCAATGATATACCGGGAATATGTTATAGGCTTGATGGCAAATTTACCTTTGCTTGTTGGCAGAAATATATTGACCCTAGTGGCTCATTAAACG